CAAAAGTTTCTTTATAAGTTGCGTCTAGCCCTCCAATAGGATCAGCCCCGGTGTCTTTTTTTAATTGGGCTAGAGCATCTAGAGCTGTATTAACCTTGGGATCTAGCTTTAATCTATTTATTTCTGCGGCGTTGTCCTCATCAAATGACGCCATGCCATCATTTATTATTCTATTATATTCTTTTACATCCCCGTTTTCACCTATGCCTGTATTATCCACAGCATACTGAGTTAATAAATTTTTTCTTTCTTGTCTTTCTGTTTCTATATTTAAAATTTCTTCAACAGGATTTTCTTTTTTAGGAATAGAGGGCTTTTTAAATGCAACACTTTCTGTTTGGCGTTGCATAGCCCTTGTAAGATTAAACCTTGCAGACTCTAATGAAAAAGAATTAGCGCTGCTATAGTCTGTTGAAAGCAAAGAGCGATCTTTAGATGCTAAATCTTCTTCCATTGCTATGGCCGTATTTTCCTCCACAACAACATCTTTCTTCGCTGCTGAGGGTGCTAATTGCTTACTAATATCAAACCGGTCCTCTTCTTTTTGTGGCGCTAAAGGTCCAACCCCAGATGCTGAAACTCCTTCTGTTGCTGTGACCACATCTTCCTCCACAACAACATCTTTCTTTCCCGGCTGAACGCCTATAAGCAAGTCAAATTCGTTTTCATCACCATTATAGCCCTCGCCTGAGAACAGACGAAAAGCCCATTTCTTTGCTTCTAAATTTGTATTAATAAGATTTTTGTATTCATCTACAGTACCATTGTACCCTTGTGATGAAAATAATCTATAAGATTCTTTTAGTGCATCTTCGTTCATGTCAATTTTTATTTATTAAATATGCTAGTGCTACCTGCAGTCTCCGTGGATACTGTTTTTTCCGGCCTTACATTGCCGTAAAGATTTTTATTAAGATATTGATCAAAGCTTTCCATTTGGCTCCCATCACTTAACTTAAACTCTGCTTCTTTAGTCCGTTTTGAAGCAGATAGTCGGTATACTTCTATAAAGCCTCCCATGGAATCTTTTACTCCGCCACTGTTAATCGGTTTCTCTACATATTTAACTTCTAAAGTTCCAGTTAAATCCCCTACATATGATAGTCCGTTGAGGGTTTCAGCTAGCATGGCATTAGCTTTATTAACGTCTACTTCATTAGCCTTAAATTTTTGTCCCCAAGGTAATTCGGCAAGCTGTCTCTCTTTGTACTTATTTATTTCTGTTAAGTTAAAGTTCTGAGTTTCTTGTTTAGCGGTAAGTTTGAGGGGTTTATCTGCACTAGCTATAGATTTTTTAAGCCTTTCTGTTGCAGGTCCATCAATTGTTCTTTGCTCTTGTGCAAATACGCCATTGTCGGCGGCAGTGCTTACTTGAGTAAACTGCATAAATTTATCGTATGCTTCATCGCTTAGATGGGCGGTGTTTGCTTTATACTGTGTTGCGTCTTGTACAAATTGCCCGTTATCATCTGTAACCTGTACCCATTCGTTAAATACTACTTTGCCGTCTTCTTTTACAATATTCCCGTTTGCATCTATTTTAGGAGGCGAGTATCCTAGGATTCTACCCTTAGGGTCCGGATTATTAGGGTCTAAAACTCCTTTAGATCGCATATAATCCACCATTGAAGCAGTCCCATTACGTATTATCTTTTCGCCTATTACCCCAGCCGGAATGTTTGATTGATCAAAAAGCTGATCTGTATTAATGCTTGTAATATCATATACTTCGTTACCTATCGTTTCTTTGGTTTTAACAACATAGGCCGGGGAGGGTGTACCGTCGGCTTTTAAAGTTTTATCCCCAATTAGTACATTTTTAGTTTCTTCACTAGCATTAGGTACTACCCTATAGGTTCCATAATTATATTGGGCTGAGCCATCCTCATCTTGTGGAATACTATTAATAGCATTTCTTATAATATCATCGCCTTTCTTTGCTACAGTATAAAGTCCCCAAATACCATTATCGTCTTGAGCGGTTTCAAATGAAGTTTCCCAGCCTAAATTAATACGGGCCGTTTGGCTGTTAGCTTCAATTTCTGATGCTGTCATTGACCCATAGGCAAGCTGACCAGGCTTATTACCAACACCATTATTAAGAGCATCTTGTAGCATGCTCTCCGCGTAAACACCTCCCTCAAGCATAGATGGTAAGCTATCAAGAAATTGCTGGGAGTTGCCTATTATTGTAAGGTTTTTGTGGTATTTAGAATCGCTAGTAGATAAGCTAAGATTTTCAATCCTTGCATTTGCTTGGGCTTTTGTAACATCATTTACACCTGTTCCTAAGGTTGCATTATCAATGTGGTTATTATTTAATGCTGCATTACCTTTCGCTTGGGCAATTGTAGATACCTCCCAAATCTTTTTTTCGGCATCTGTCATCTCCTTTTCTTGCTTCTCTCTTTTATCCGCCTGTGCTATTGAAATCGCTGCCACTGCATTAATCGCGGCAAATCCCTCTTTTGTTGCTTGCCTAGATATTTCGCCAGATTGCGTATCCACCAAAGATGCTGGCTGTCTATATGTACCCATATTTATTTTTTATTATTACTTTACTCCTTTCCTATATCTCCACTTGCAATTCCTGCCCCCACTAAAGATCCCATACTACTACTCAAACCAGACATTGTGGTAGAAAAAGCTGCTCTCTTATCTATTTTGCCTTGCATTTCTCTTGCCCTTTGTTCATCTACCATAGCCTGAGACCTGTCTAAATCTGTTTCTAACTTGCTAAATTCAAAAAGACCAGCAGATGTTTCCGCGGATTGAATCCGTATTGCCTCTTGCATTTGGCGTTGTTGTAACTCTTGTTCTCCCTGAGCCTTTAGTTTTTCATTAGTAGCTTCCTGATCCTCAATACTTGCAGCAACACCTTTCTTACTTGCTAATGCCGCTTGAGCTAATGCTGTAGCTCCTCCTGCCGCGCCTCCAGTAGCTCTAATTGTATCTAATGTATTTGCCAAAGCAATATCTGTTTGCTCAATTTGTATTTCAGCTGCTTGAGTTGCAACGCCTAAATTTGCGTAAGCATTACTTAAGTTACCAGATAAATTTGTTACGCTTTCATATGGATTTACAAATGCTTGTCTTTTCGCCTCTAAGTCACGTAAAGAATTTTCCAAGTTTCTTCTTTCTGACCTGGCTTTTTTTTCATCTTTACGTCCGTTAACCGCCCCTGTAATACCGTTTATTATAGTGGGCCCTGCTATAGATGCTATTGCTGTTCCTAATCCTACTGGCATATTATTTATTTTTTATGATTTTACAAAATTTGATGACACTGCGAATAGATTTTTAAATCCGCCAAGATCCGTTGTGTTATCAGTACTTAATTTAGCCGTGGCGTAAAACCCTTTTATACCGCTCATGCTTATATTTGATGCTACTTGCCCGGGCATGCCAAATTGAATGCTATCACTCCCATTTACTTGTACACCATTATTTACTAAGTTAGCCATATATTTGTTTTCTTTTAAATTGAAACCTACCCGATATGTAACTCCAGCCTCTAAATAGGCGCCCTCTTCGTAACTTTTTACTGCCGATGCTTCATCCTTATAGTTGCTACTTGAAGTCTCCGTTAGGAGTTCCCCAGTTGGATCTGACAAAAAGAAATCTGCTTGCCATCCATTTGTTCCTTCGTAGTTTACTGTATTAAAGTTTTTTGATACAGAAACCATTGGGTTAAAAGATAATTGGATCGAGGTTGGATAAAGTGTTCCGTAGAAGTTGCCTTTATTATTAATCACGCTTTCATCATAATGCTTCCATATAGAATCACCTTTAACTGTATAATAAACATTATCTAATGTATTACCAAAACTTGGATCATAATCCCAAAAGCTAGCCCACCCATTATTGCTTTCATTAAATGATAAGGTATTGTATGTTTCTAAATCGGTTTGTTGCATTGAAACAACATAGGTGTCATAATAATTATCGTATGCTCCTACAATTTTATCTTTAACATTTTTATAAAAAGATACATTAGCACCGGGATTATACAATTGCACAATATCATTAAACGTTACAATTTTAGTGCCGGGCAATGGTCCATTGCCTACATCAACAACATACAATCCTTCCGGAAATAGGCTACCTGATAATGCTTGCATACCAAGTTCTAAATCGGTAGTCTTGTTTACCGCTGAATCAGTAAAATAAAGATAATTATTAAAACCTAGAGGCTGCTCTATGTTTAAGTTTAAATCTATTTGAAAGCTTTGCGGCCCTTCTGAAATGTTTGCTAATGTATCACGGAAGTAATCTCGCATACCATATGCACTTATTTCTGTGATACCGTCTCTTGATAGTCTTAGTATTGCTCCCCTGTTTTTATCGGAGAAATACATTCTATATCCTTTGAATGCAAAAGATTCGGGGTTATCACTTATACCGTATTCCCCGCTGTATTGATTTATTTGTCCTAATACAAGTTGGGTGGCCGTTAACGTTTGATTTCCATCTGCACTATATATTGCATCTTTATCCACCAAAGCATTGCTCACTTTGTCTTCTTGAAATATTATTAAGTTTGTATCTGTTGTATATAACTTTTGTATTCCCCCATACCTAGGGTCAAGCTCTTTTGTTATGTTCTCCCCCGTGGCAAAAACATTTGTTTCGTTAATTCCAGTGCTAGAGTTATACAACCCGGAATATATCAAACCATTACTCAGAGTTAACTCGGTGTCCTCTGACTCAGATATAAATGCTTTAACACCAAGATCAACAATTGTATTATTATACCCCCCTCGTATTCGAGCTTCCTCAACATACCAATCAAATAAGACATTAGTTTCATTAGTTGATGCCTCTAAAGGGAATGTAGGATATCCGGTAGGATTCCAAGGGAATGATGGCCAAGTTGCTTTACCTGGACCACCCGCCCCGGCCTCTACTACTTTTTTAGCTAAAAAGCAATTAAAATATTCTATATCTTTAATTAATCCCATTATATGTTAAGTTTTTTCATTGTAAAATATATAAAAAACTGACCGAAATTAGTATTGTCTCTTACACTCAAAGACCCACTGCCTTTGCTAGCATCATACGCTTCAGCAGAAAACCTATATTGTGTGTTGGTTCTAAGAAAAAAATCTGCAACATTGGCGTTAGACCCTGGAACATATGCCGGCCAGTTTGTTCCATTAACATTTAAACAAGTAAGTTGACCCTTAAATTCAAGATTTTCATTTACCCCAGATACGGGATTACGGGCAAAACGTAATATATCGGATGCCCTACTTGAATAGTCTTCCCAATCTGCGCCGCCAGGTTTACCTTCCCAATAAAATTGCAAAAAACTATTAGGGATAACAGTCAATACCATACCCTCTTTAGATTTGCTTAGACTAGGATTGCTAGTGCCATTTCTATAATCAAAATTATACAGCGGGAAATACTGATCAAATGTATTTGGTCCTAATGCTTCAGTTGGCCAATCTGCAGGTAAAATATTATATTCAACGCTAGGGTTTGTTGTTAACCCCACAATTGTAGGCTTTACGTTTGCTAATCTATTGTTATACCCACTATATCCTATAGCAATGTTGTTAACTTCAGGGGGCTTTTGCACACTACTTCTATTTACAGTACATTCGAATATAAACCTATATTCATCAAAAAGTGCGCTGTTATTCGTGTAAGTAAAGTAAGTTCCCGATTTTGTTCTTAACTTAAATCTATTGGGACTTGCTGGATCAGTAAATATCTCGAATAAATTAATTGCATTTATATCTATAGCAGTAGCCGTAGTGGGAGCTTTAGTATATGCTTCGACAAGTTTAACGCTAACTCCACCCGGCCATTTAGTAGTTAGACTAGTCCCCGCAGAATTTGTAACGTCAAAGAAAGCTTCACTAATAAAGTCTCCGGGGAATTGAGATTCTTTCAAGCTCCATGTCCAATCAACTATTTCTGCAGGAAAATCACTTCCAGTATTTGATAATATACTTTGATTTAATTCGGATATAAGCCCCGAGCTACCCGTTTCATAAAATATATCTAAGCTAGATTCAAACGGTTCTGTTTCATATACGTTTAATCTTAAATCTTTATAACTTATGTCGCTACCAATAATTTCGTTACCACCGGGGGTACCTACTGCTCTTTGCGTACTAATTTTGGCTATATATGGATTTGCGCCTAAATTTAATTCTTCAGTTATGGGTGGTGAAGAATTAGGATTTCCTTTCACTTGTGGGTTTGGTATTCCATAAAAGGGGGATACATTGTAATCTAACCCATTAGAATCGAAGTTGACGCCTATTTCGTTTCTTGTGCCTATCAAAACCACTTTGTCGGGGGTTGACGATGTTTCAAATTGTTGATTAGTTGCTGCGTTAAATGTTACCCCATTATTATTTATTCTAGGATATAAGCTTACAGAACTTGAAAATTGAAGGTCCTGCGGGCCTACCTCTTTTAGATCTCGTGGTACTTTGTTTATATTGTCTGAAAACAAAGTTAAAAAAGCAACTTCCCCAGATAAAGGACTTACTTTTATTGGCACAGTCATATTGTTGCTTCCTCCTAGTATTGCACTTGATACTGTTATTGCGCTACCTGTAGGATACCTACCATTTCCTGGGTCTGTTATAATAACTGATTGTACAGTCCCGTCTGCATTTATTATAACTTGTAATACTAATCCTGACCCAGCGGGTGCGCTTATAACAGTCCAGCCTGAAGTAACACCAACCTTTCCACTATATTGCCCCGCATTATATCCACCATTGGGAGAAAAAGAAAGGGATGGGGCAGTACCTGGATAATTATTTAAAACTGTCGGCAGATATACATTGTAATAATCTTGTTCTTTTTGTTGAACAACTACTTTATAACTATACCATCCAGTAGGATTATTTTCCGAGTATAAGCCGGCATACCCGGGGTTTCCTATTTGAGATGGAATTAAACCATTAAATTCTATTTTCAAAGAATCACCCCTATATACTTCTTCGCCGGTTAAAAATGTAGATGATTTAGAAAGATAAGGATTGTAAATGGTTGATAGCTCTGATGATATAACATCGGATTGCCTGCCGAATAAATCAACTAATATAAATCCCACTTTATAAGACCTATTTTGTTTTAATGAATGGTTAGGGTATTCTATTTCGCTTATAGAATCAAATTTCCCTGCTTTCGGTTTTTCTCCAGCAGATATTGAGAAAGGCAAGTTTGATGGCCTGGCTGTTCTTACTAAATAGTTTCCATACATAACTCTATTACCGGATAATTCTTGAGCCTTTGCTCTAATCGGCACTTTGTCTGAGACCCTAGTCGTCTCATTAGATGGAAGCGTTTTTATTGGAACTTGAGATGTGTATTGATATAAAAATTCAGTATCCCCATTAGACTGTAGATCGGCAGTAGGTATAGTCTCAACAATTTTTATAGCGTTAGAATCAGATTCTTTATACAATATATCTATTTCTTTTACTTTTAGATAGGTACTTAAGCTAGACACTGTAGAAACACCTTCTGGCATATCTATTAATAAACCAATTGAATTTACTTTGTTCTCAAAGAAATTTATTATGGTACTTTCTAAAGCTCTGTTTTCATCGGAGTTTGCCTCGGAATCTTGAGTGTTTGCAGGAATCGAATCTTCTAAAAAATAGCCGTCTTGTTTTGGTATAAAAGCGACTTGCGAAAATGGGGCAATTAAAGAATATTCATTATCATCGTACTTAAATCTATAACTAAATCTAACAAATCTGTCGGTCAAGTAATCTACGTCCCCGCCAAAAGTTGCATCATAGTAAGGGTTCGCCCCTATTGTAATCGTGTCACCATTATTAATTATCACGTTGTTTTCAAGGGTGATGGTGGTGGAATTTATTGCTGTAACCTTTATGTTATCTGAAACAGTTATTAATTCTGTAAGGCTACTATTAATAGAAGTTACAGTTGCTCCCACCCACTTTTCATTTATAATTTTGTTAGCTGTAAAACTATTTGTGCTTGAACCGATTGCCTCAACAACTTCAGTTTTAGGTAAATTTTTAGAAATAACGTCTTTCATTGTAGACTCCTGATTTAAGTTATTCCTAAGTAAAGTTATAACTAAATTCCCTGGAATACCAAATTCAACTCCAAGCACAGTTATTGTGTCACCAACAGCAAATCCGGTTCCCAATAAAGAAATATCATCAGACACGGTAGCCGACTCAACAAGGCCATCACTTACTAATATTGTTATAGTCCCGCCAATTCCTGCACCAGATGTTATAAAATTTCCACTACCTACAGAGCCAGAATAAGAACCATTACTCCCATCTTTTATATTTGTTGTTATATTTAAAAAAGCGGAAGGAAATAAATCGCCATTACCTGTTAACTTAGATAAATTTAATGCATTCCAAGGATAATACTTTGCTACGGATATATCTTCTTCTTTTGAGTAATAAGATGGATTTGACAATGCAGTTGTTACATTTATCTTTCTTGGCTGATTTCTATTATCCGTAAAGAATAACAAATCTTCTATTAAGTTCACCCCTAAAATTGGGTGTAACTTTTCAAAGTTTAAAAAAGTACCGCTAACTAAAACGGTGCTAAAATTAGTTTTTATATCATATACACATATGTAATGGTTAGATTGCGATGAAGCAAAATTAGATAGCCCACTACCGGAAACATCATTCCAATCGGTTACAAATGCGAATAACCTATTATTAGTTGTGTCTGTATAAAACCCTATAATTTCTAGATTAATTCCCGTTAGCCCGAAATCAGTAAGCAAAGTATTGCCACTAACATTTCGAAGTAATCCAGAGTCTCCGCTTTCGGAGTTCATTACTGCTGCATTCCTTGCATCTATATACTCCTTATTTGAAATCATTCGTGGGTTAAGATCTTTGTTCATCTTACCTCCGACAAATATATTTTTAACTTCTGGCATATTATATTATATTATTTTATCCATTTAGATTTACCTCTCACAAGCTGGGTAAGCTCGCCTAGTTTAATATTAGATAATCTTATTTTTGCATTTCTTAGTCTAGCACTCCGTTCCTTTTTTAATCGTTGAACAACATATTCGGGCTGATTAATGCGTGTAGAAATGATTGCATGGCTTATATGGGCGTACATGGCATCTTCTATCAGCTTAGGGACCCTAGTATCCAAATCGTATGCTAAGCCGTCTGAGATGTACTCTATGACGATCAGGCGACCTTTTAAATTACTTGAGAATGTAAACACACCTCTTACCTCGTCAATACCAAACCATCCATTACTTTGAGTTAAGACAGGGTCTAACCCATACCTTTGCCCATAAGCTCCCCCCCAATATAGGCTACCAATATTAATCCCATCAATGTCAAGCCCTGCATCAACAGAGCCTGCATTAAACAATCCTGTTATTTTTTTATCGTCAGCAGCTCTCCATCTCTCCACTGTTTGAGGTGGATCTGTATCTATGTTCTCCCCTAAGTTGTCTTGAACTATTAGTCCTGTTGAATCTTGCTCTGGAGCTTGTGCGGGATTTATTGTAAGATTTGTGTTTGGATATATGATTCTCTTTACACCCGAGTTATCAATCCAGGATAATCTAACATAGTTTACATAGTCTTGCGGTATAACAGCAGTTAGACTTGGGGATATGTTTAGCTCTTGAGACTTAATAGTTTTTAATGTGTCGTAACTAAATTCTTGCATCCCACGTTTTGCGTGAAATATTATGTCAGTTCTCTTAGCACTTGGTATAAGCTTACCTGCTCCAATGTAAGCAACCATAAAGTTATTAATAACATCATTTAAAGATGTGTACTGGTAACCGCCATAGTTACTTTCTTTTGCAGTCTCAATAAGGAATACAACTATATCTGAACCAGCGGGTGGTATCACGGCAGCCCCGCCCCCAATAATGTTAAATTTTATAGCGTTTTTTACATCAAGTGTAAATGTGTAGTTAGTAACTACAGCTCCATTTACTGTTACAGAAAAGTTTGTATTAGAAACCCCAGGAATAGTTAAAACTAAATTTGTATTAAAGGTGCAAGTAAACAATGAGTCCGCTACACCAGTTCCTTTAAAAGACTGCTGTCCAGCATAGTATTGCGCATTAGTTTCGGTGATTAAACCACCATTTGGATTTGACATATCTTATTAGCTTTTTTCGTTCATTTCTTCTCTTTGCACTTGACTTGCCGCAACCTGTATAATCTGTGGGTCTTTAACAACAACCCCAAAATAAAACAATGTTTTAAGTATTACATCTGTTTGTTCTGATACATCTAATTCTATCTGAGTAGACCCATAAGTACTGTTGGCATTAAAATTAGTAGCTACTAATGTAATATTTACTGCTGAACTATCCCCTCCTAATAATAATCCGGTAATAGTAACTATATCGCCAACAACATATCCAGTTCCCGCTGTGACCACATCTATTGTTGCGGTGTTCGGGGTACTAACCGTTACATTTACTACAAGCCCAGTTCCGGAACCTCCTGTAACTGCAATGCTATTATAAGTGCCTGGAGTCCCATCTGTTAAGGCTGTGGTTATACTGCTTGTCAAAGTTCCGATGCCCGTGTTTATTAGCGTTGAGCCATAGGCGGTCGTATCATAAATAAGTTGCCCAACATTACCAATATAATATCCCCATCTAGGATCTAATGGTTTTCTTAAAAAGTTTACATTTATATTGCTAACAACCGTGTCAGGCTTTACATAAAGTCTGTCGTTCTCAAGTAAGTACGTTGGAAATGATTCTGTGGATTTTGTTAAGGGAGATTTCTGAATGTTGTAGAATTCCATTCGTTGAAGTCTTTGTAGTTCGACTTGCTCTTTGTAAGATATAGTCCCTAATGTAAATAGTTCTACTTCGTTGTTGTAAATATCTGTAGTTGGCAAAGAAAAATACGCTGGTACTGTCCCCGCTTTAGGAACATAAGTTGCCGCACCTCCTGTTTTAAATATGGACAAATGTTCATCAATTAAAGCAATGCGGTCGGCATAGTCTGTATCCGCTTGTGGAACTCTTAATTGTTGGTTTAAATCGTTGTGATAATTGCCGAATATTTCTAATTGTACTTGCGCCGAAATCTTATTGAATTCATCTGGCGTCACATAGCCTCGTTCCTCTTTATTGAGGATTAGTAGCACTGTTTTATATACGGTATTTACATTTATTGCCATATTTTTATTTTGTTTTATTATATGGGTAAGCCAACAGTTATGTTAGCCTACCCTTATAAATATAGTTACGCGTTATCCGAACTTTTTCTCTATGCTCGAATATACTTGCATACCCTCATCAGTTTTAAACCAACTAGCTAATGCAGAATATGGATGTTCCTCAAAAGGAACTGTCATAAGTTTTCTTCCAGTAGACGCCCACATAAAGATTTTTTGGTCGGAAGATATAGATAATATTCCTGCTTCAACAGCTCTAATACCAAAACTTCTAAGCTCCACATTTTCGTCATTTGCTAGACTTATAAATAAAGGCGGATTATTTTTAGCAAGTAGCAATAAGTCTCTTTTAAGTTCCTTACTTGTCATTTTAGTTACAGAACTTCCAAGCTCAGTTCTCAGTATTGCTTCTGCATGGTCCAAGTCTAATTGCATTGCTAAGTTTAACGCTTCTATTTCAAGTTGAATATCCTCTAACTCATCCACCGCCACAGCAACATTATCTTGCTCTCTATACGTACCGCCTTTTTGTGGATGATACAAAGACAGTAACTTTTGTAAACTTTGCTTAGCCTTTGGTACTAGAAGCACTCCATCTACAAAGACAATGTGAGCAATTGTTACATGACCCTTCTGTTTATCTACAAACGGGGAGTTTTGATTTGTAGCATATCTCAATTCTCTTTGCTCTCCTGTATTCTCATCAAAATACAATAATGGAAACCTTGAAGAATGTTTGCTACAAAGTGTAAAAGTTAGTGGTGACGTGCCATTTGCTAGATAGTATCTTCTATCTTTAATCTCCCACTTAGGTTCTGAGTTTCTTACTTCAGCAATAGGAGCTTTTATTAAAGTCTCTTCTTGCATAATTTCTTGTTTAGGTGCTACACTTTTTAGAGCTACCTTTGATTTTTGGACTTTTGTTGCCATAATAAAATAAAATATAAAAATTAATAATAAGAGTAATAATTACCCCCATCTAAAAGATGAGGGTAACATTACAATAGTTAATACTAAACGGTTGCTGTAAACAATACGAAGTTGTTAGCAGCTTGAGTAACTAAACATCTTTCAGATAAAAAGTTAACTGTCATTGCATCTAAAGAAGAGTTAGTAGCACCTCCAACAGAACCGGTAAGCCAAGACTTCATTCTTCTATCGTCAGCTTCAGAAGCTCTGTAACGTACGTGCAAGAATGGTCGTCTGATGTTAGTACCTAACATTTGATCGTACACTTGGCTTGTTCCAGCAGGAACTAATACACCGTCAACATCTTTAACTAAACCTCTTGTGGAGGCATCGTTTAAATATTTCCAGTCAGTTTTGTAGAAGTCATAAGAACCTCTTCTGAAACCGTCAAATCCTAAGTTCAATGCCATTTCCTCAGAGTTTTCAAATACACCGTAAGATGTACCACCCGCTCCGTAAGAATTTTGCGCAGCTAACATATCATCAAAATCTAAAGAGGTAGACCTATTCAAGAATAACATATTCTCTTCAATCGCTCCTTGCTTATCAAGATTTTGTAGAATGAAATCAAAGTCTTGCAAAGCACTTCTGTTTCCAACTCCTGGAGTTACATCACCACTTGCATAGTTTTGGTATACATTACCTCTTGCTTTTATTGCAGCAAACATACCTTCAGTACCAGCAGATGTAACTGTTGCATTTAATGCAGCAGGTACAGTTGATCCATTACCAGCTAGCTCACCTTCTACCATTGCCATCTCTAAGTAATCTTGGAAACGTAATCTTGTTTCTCCTTCAGACTTCAAGTACCATAAGTATCCTGATGTTCCATCTTCAGCAGCAACTTCAACCCATCCAATTTGTGCAGCATCAGAACCACTAATTTCGTAGTTGTCCTTGATAATAATTGGTTTGTTGCTAAACTGTTTAAATGAAGCCTCTAAAGAACCTTGCATACCGAAGGTTCCTTTAGCAAATTCAGAACCATAAACGAATAAGTTTACAGCCTCAGTTCCCACAAAAGTTACATCACCAGCAGCAGCGGATGTAAATAAAGCTTGAGTGTAAGGTAATAAAGTAAATGATTGAGACCCTTCGGCCGCAACAGATACATATGCTTTTAAGGTTCTTAGGCCGTCAGCGCTAGACAGTACTACTGTATTTCCTTTTCTTACTGCGTTCTTCAATACACCACCTAATGTTACAACTCCTGTACTAGCCACGAGAGATACCGTAGAGTTAGCAGCTACTGCATCATTTTTGTACCCAATGTGTAATCTGTTTTGCTCAGACCATACGACTTGGTCAGAAGTCATTGGCATTTCAGCACCTACCATTCTTAAAAATCCTGATAGAGTTCTATTTCCATATCGCTCTACTTCAGCTTCGTAAAGCTCTGGTAAATATTGTTGCGCAAAGTTATTTGAATTTGCTCCAGCATCTGTGAAGTCTAAATAATTGCCTACTACGGCCGTTTTTGTTGGCGTGGGGGTTAAGCTGAATCTGCCTAACGGGTCTACACCTGTTCCAAATTTTCCCATTTTTGTTTTTTTGTTTTGTTAATTGTTAAATTGTGATTTTTTAATTTTTAATTTTGAAGAGTCCGCCCCGCTTATAGACTTAATTCTAATACCATTTATAAAAACTGCATCGCCAGCTGTTTGTCTTGGAGTGTTTGATATGTTCTTGGAACTATCTATAACATCCTTAACAGCGTCTGCTTTGCCTTGCTCATAAAAGTGATTAGCAATCTGATCCATATTTTGAGCAGCATACATCGCCTTGTGATAACCTTCGTGATTAACTATCTCACCTTGCCCGTCGACAAACTTTTTGACAAAATTATCAATACTAGATTGTTGCTCAGCAACTTTGCTTGGATTATTAATGCCATATCTAAATTTCTTTCCTCCTACTTCATATTCAAAACCTTTGAAATTGTCGTTTAAAAGATTAGATGTAGCCTTTTTAAACCTGTCGTGCTTCTGCTCGATTAAGCTTGCATCTTCATTATGTCGGTTGAAAAAGTCCGTTGCTTTTTTCTGCTCTGGGGTTACGCCTGGTCTTAACTTAATCTCATCGTAATATTTACCCTTCAAGTTTTCTAAAAAGCCTTTGGCTTCTGCAACTTCTTCTTTATACGCTAATTTTCTTTTACGTATATCTCTTTCTTCATCAATATCTTCGTCATACGAAAAATTGTCTTCTAAAAGGAATTTTATTTCTTCATCGTCTAGATGAGGTTTACTTTTTTTATAGTACTCTCTTAAGAGTACATCATTGTCAACGTTTGAGTAATCTGCGTTAAGCCTAACATAGTCTTCAACATTTCCTCCCGTTTCCTCCATAAAGGCAACAAGCTTTTCAACATTATCAGGTAACGGCTTACCCGTAATTTTTTCATCCCTAATTGCCTCCTTAGCCTCTTTTACAACTTCTTTTACTTCTTCTCCAGTTATTTCTTGGATGCCAGCAAACCCTTCATTTTGAACGGAGCTTTCCCCTGATGATACTTCTGTAACCATTTCTTGTACAGCTTCGGCTGGTTTATCTGCAACCATTGCTGCTGTTTCTTGCTCTTTATTGGCATCGCTTTGTTTTAAATCAACCTTAATAATATCTGGCTCAATTTTATCTTTAGCGGATAAATCCACTTTGATAACTTCGGCTTCTTTATTAAACTTTTTCATTTTAGGTTTACTTTTTATTTTAAAGTCTCCTTCTTGTTTTACTTCTTCTAGCATAATATAATATAATATAAATTAAAAAATTCTATTTAGGCCCGAACTGTTCTATCCCGAACCCCCCTAATACATCATTACCTGAACTTTCAAAGTTTTTCGGTAATAAATCATTTTTTCTTTGATCAATCATTTCTGATTGCTGTGTACCTGTAATTTTTACACGCTTATCTTTCCTATCCTCTATTTCTTTTTCTCTTTCAGATTCAGACTTAATTCTTGCTGTTGCTAGTTGCATATTGTAGCTAAACTCTTCGCCCATAAGATCTCTCTTAATTTGAGCCTCCATTTGCATCCTTTGTATTTCAAACTGTGATTTAGCTTGTTCAATGGCTACTTTTTCTGCTGTCAATGCTTGCTGTTTTTGAACTTCCGCCATTGCTGTTTGCTCTGCCAACTGGGCATTAGCCTGTGCCTGTGCTTGTATATTAGCTTGTTGTGCTTGCTGTGCTGCGGCAGCTTTTCCTTTCCTCCTAGTCTTCAATATTTCGTTTGCTAGCTGAAGATTTTTTACCTGTCTAATATCTATCGCATCCTCTAAATCTATGCCGCCCGATTGCAAAGCAACTTGTATGTTTTGTTCTAACTGTGCTTGTTGCTCTTCATCTGGTTCTAGTTCTAAAAATATTCCAAAGTCATGCAAGTTAAGTTCTTTTATACTATCTAGTGTAGCAACATTAAAATGTGTTATACTGTTTTTTAATGAATTTGCAGTTAAAGCATATTCCAATGAATCAGCAACTCTTCTTGAAACGTTTTCGCAGGTTCTAAGGGCTAAATAACAACTTGCTTGTAATATATGTCTAGTTGCTACATTAGATTGATTAGCAGCCATCTTTTGAAGTCCCACCAGCGCATCCTTAGCCGGGGCAGAGCCATCTCTTGCCTCGTTCAATCCTGTAACATCCCGTATCATTTGTAAATAGTATTGATAGGTTTGTATCAGCGATTGTATTTTTGCACCGCCACTAGACGTTTGTAATTCTTGAATTGGCACCTTACCTCTGTTCAAGTCCCCATCTTGGGTCATAGACCTACCTAAAACACTACCTGTTTGGAAATACATATTGAGTGCTTCAGCTGCGTTGTAATTTGTTCCATTACCTAAGTCTACTTCTGCCAATCCATCTACATCTAAGAATACCCCGTCAGGAACCATTCTTGACATTACTTGCTGTAGCTTAAGATGAGTCAATTGAATCATATCCGCAAACCCAGTAATTTTATTTACTAATGAGTCAATTCTCCCATTGTACATTCTGGGGGCACATATGACGTAATTCATATCTACCTTAGTGGTGTCTGCAAATGGCCTTGTCATATTTTCCGCAAGTTTCCATTCTAGCATTTGATTGTTTCCTAGTACTTTTGCCCCACTATATAATACTTCTATAGTTCTTGATACCCTTTTAAATGTATCGTTTTCGGGTGGATTAAAGCTATCCGTCTTTTGTATTGCTTTTTCTAATCCGTTAGGGCCCTGCTTTATTTTAAATACTTGGTTGTTATATGTTTTGTATTCAAAGTATAATATTTGCACCGAATTTTCATCGTATCCTTGCCATCCTGTAGTATAGCTTCTATTGCCTGGCATTTCTTCAATACGCTTTAGCTCCTCCTCCGATATATTCGGAAATTGTTTTTTAAGCTCTGGTATTGATACTGATTTTACTTCTCCAACATAATATATATCTTCAAAGTTTGGATCATTTGTGTAAGAATAAACCATACTGGCTGGATCGCAATATTCTGTAACAACACCATTTGCTTTGTTCCAAGTTGTTTTTACTGCCCCTATGCCCAGCACGGTTAAATCGTAATTGTATCTTTTTCTAATCTCATTAAACTTGTTTTTTGCAAGCACTTGATTTATAACTTCTTCTTCAGCTATTTCTATTGATTGCTTATAATTAAGCTGCATGTGAGTAGCTAATTCTTCCGGCGTGTCAGGCAATTCATCGGGGCTAGCTGTATTAAACGCATCAATACCGGTTTGCTCTTTTATCTTAGCCAGCTGATCTTTCATTATTATGTCTTGCAACATCTTTTCAGCATAATCAGTTCTTTTCTTTGTAGAGCCAGGATCTTGTGCATAAGCTTTTATCTCAAACTCTTTTTCCGTAATACCATTAGATACTATATCTACAAACTTCGAAATTACCGGAACTGGTTTCCAATCTAGGTTTAAATAAGATAAGTCTCCGTTTATAGCCAACTCATCTTTGTATTTTTGTACAGGCTGCTCTCCTCTTGCATATAATCTAAGCGAGTGAAAGTTACTAGTATTGATAGCGAACCTGTTGCCTGTCCCCCCCTGCCGAAACCATTCGGATTCAATTGCCATTCCAACTTTGAATCCGTATTCAGGACTATTTTTCTCCTCATCACTAACCACCTGGCTAGGAAATACACTGTTTGGATTTGCGCTTACATTCATTTAGTTTCTTATTTTTGAATTACTTCCGGAGTTGTCGTATTTCTTAAACCCTAGATTTATATTTTTGATTGCTATCCTGTTTATAGGTGCATATCTATTTTTGTTACAAGCCATAATGGCTAATCCAGAGCTTATAGAGGCATCGTGTTTTGTTCTATTGTTTATATTAAATCTTGCCCAATCTTCTAAAGTCCTTTGAAAGTAAACATCCCCCATTTCATCATCACCTAGAATACCCACAAGTTCGTTTATATATGTTTCTATTGCGGCGGCGTGGGCCTGCATTATATCTTGACTTGAGTTAGGGATACCACCTATTTCCCTTTCTGTGACTGATAACTTATTATACTTTTTATCAGGTCTATTCATCGAGTAGCCTCTGTACCCTCTATTCTTAAAGTGATATAATAATCTTGGCTTGTTGTTTTCCGCTAGTATTGGCATACCATAAAACACACATGCCATCAGTACATCTTCAAAAAATATTTCTGCTGTTTGAGGCCTTGCGATGTATTCTAAAAAAAAGTGATTGCTGGGAGCTTCTTCCATACTAAATTTTGTTAAACCGTGCAGAGCCCCATTAGATCCCCTACCACCTACCGTCCCAGATATATCATAGCTGTCACATCCGAACGCCCCCATATGTTCGTTTCCAGGATAACTTATTCCATGCTTAGATACTATTCTATTTTGCATTCCTACTGGAGGTATCCACGATACATAAAACCTACCGTCTTTGTGTGGCATAAACATTACTTTAGTATCCTTAATACCGTTCTCCCATTGGAAGTCACCCTTTGTGACTAATGTACTTGCAGCCATAGATT